GAACTCGCGGCCATCGGCCACCTCAAAGTCTTTGCCAGCCACTGTGGCGAACCAGCGCAGCTCGCCAGCCTTGGCGGGGTTGGGGTGCTTCTTGTCGAGCCACGGCCCAAAGTATTTGATAATCCAGCGCCCTTCGGCTGTGGTCGGTGGGTTGAAGGTCATCAGCGCTTGGCATGGCTGGTTTGGCACGGTGGTACGCAGCCAGCCCAGCAAGAAGCGCACTTGCTCCTCGCGCATGTTGGCTGCTTCGTCAAACACCAGCAGGTCGTGCGGCCGACCTTGGTACTTCTTTTCGTCACCGAGGTTTGGGAACGAGCCAAACTCGATCTGGATTCGCACGCCATCAGCGCGTGAGGTGCGCCAAATGTTTTGCTGGCCGTTGTAGCCGTTGCGGGTTTTGAGCAGGTCGGTGAAACGGTCAATCACGCCAGTCAGCTCAGTGCCGTTCTGACGAAAGATGCCGATCTTGCGGTGGCGCGTCAGGCTCTTGCCACAGGCCAAGTCGGTCTTGCCACCACCAGCAGCACCACCGTAGCCAATGATGTCAGCCTCGGACTCATAGGCCATTGTCTGCGGCCCTTCCAATGGTCGCCAGATGGTCTTGTCGCTGGTCAGCAGTGAGTCAAGCTCCGCAAGCTCCTCTGGTGTGAGGTATTGCAGCAGCGTTGGGTCAAACACCTGTGCCATTTTTGCGTGCTGCGGCAGCGGCCAGAATGGACTGGAGCTTGGCTGCACGTTCGGTGTCATCGATCATGATCGCGCCGCCATCAGCGCCTGTGACCTCTGTCGTGGTCTTGTCGCCGTACTTCTTAGGGTTCCACTTGGCCAAGAGCTTCAGGCGCATCTCTGCGCGGTTCTTGAGCCATCCAACGTGGGCGCTGTCGCGGTGCTTGCTGCCACCAGACTGCGACCAAGTCTCGGCAATCTCAGGCTCAGTGTCGATGATTTCAAGGCACTCGTCTGCAATGGCATCGTGGCCCACATCGCGTGCGTGCGCGAAGCGTTGAGCAAAGTCCTTGTCTTTCTCCATCCAAAGGTACACGGTGGAGTAGTGAATGTCGTTGTCCCTGCACCATTGGCGCAAGGTATTACCCAAAGCAATCCACTCGCAAATGGCTTGAGCTTTGTCTTGTGGAACGGCTTCAGGTGGTCGGCCCATTTTTTTTGTCATTGACTTTTTTCCATCCTGCTGGGGTTTGAGCGCGGCGCTCGTATCGGCAAACTTTGGCCACAAAGTGTCGGCAGATGTTCAGCTCTTGGGCGATCTTGCGGTAGCCCATGTGCCTGTCTTCATGCATCTCTCGAATCAGGTCGATGGTTTCATCGGGGACTGTCGAGTTGTGGTGCGATGAACCAATGCGCCGCCCATCTTCATTGATTGCGACAAACTTCTTTGGCTCTGCCATGTTTAATACTTTGGCGGCTTTGGTGGTTTCTTACCTTTTGAGTTGGCCATGCTGTTCTCCATCTTGGTTGATATGCTCGCGACATTCTGCCACAGTGTTGATGTGGCTGCAACGCAGGTCGCCTGTCTGCTGCAATGCCCAGTCGACTGAGGCCCGATCAATGGCCCAACCCTCGCGGGTCAGGTCAAGGATGCGGGTTGCGTCACTTTCGGTTTCTCGCGTGAATCTCACGCATCACCTCTTTGAGCTTGGCCACACTGGCTTCGCCTCGCGGCTTCAATCTTGCGAACAACTGCTCTCTCCGCTTGTGCAATGGCAATGCAAGCAGATGCCTTGCTTCGCATTCTTCGCGCCATGCGGGACAGTAGCTGCAAACTTTTCGGCCACTGATAAGCGTGACCGACTCTTCTTTTGAACAATCGGTGCATCGCATCAATGTGCTTTCTGGCTTGCAGCCTGAGTGTGGGTGAGCCAGCCATCGATGATCTTGATGATCTCGCCAAGCGTCAGCTCTGCAAATGCACGGTCTGCCTTGTTGTCTGCGTTGCCGTCAGTTTCCCAGCCGATGCTGAAGTTGCAAACTCCATAGCCATCAGGCTGAAAGAAAAACTTGATGCACGGTGCGCCAGCTTCATCTTGCGCTCGAATCATTGCTATTTGTGTGAATCGCTTCACCTCGAATACTTTTACAAATTTCATTTTTTACTCCCAAAACCATGCCGCAACGGCAAACAAAAAAAGCCCCGCCCAAATCATGAACAAGCCGACATCAATGTACACAATCATTTTTTACTCCTTCACTGCGTGTGCAGCAGCCCATGCAGCAGAGGCAATTCTGTATGCGTGTTGCTCTTGGTCTTCTCCTTCCAATGGATGAAGGCCAGACCCAACTTCAAACCACCAAAAGCCAAACTCATGATGATTAAATGGCTCACGTTTTGTCTGAGCAATGTCTGCTCTGGTGTATTCAATGTCGCTGTCGTGAATTTTCTCTTGACACCACGTCACGCCTTCATGGTCATAAAAATCAGCGTCACATTCATTCTCTTCACAGACTTGCAAGTAAATTTTTTCTGGTGCGTTTTTCATCATGGTCGCTCTCCTTTTGCCCAAGGTTTAACTGGAACCCAAACGGTTTTCTGTGGCGTGTAGTTTGGGTGATGCTGCTTACGCTCGACTGGCGTGCATGTGTCTGTCTTTTTCTTTGGTGGTGTGATTGCTCGCTGCAATACTTTGCGCGGCTTGCGGCGCAGGTCATCCATCCAGTTTGGGTTGCACGGTTTAAAGCGTGGGTGATTCTCATCAGGCTCTGGTGCATCAGTAGGTGGCGTGACGATTTTCCACACCGAAGTGAAGCGGCCATTGCCAACATTCAGAACCCACTCAGAGATGTAGGTGTCAGGCATCAGCTTGAGTGACCTGCGAACGCTGTCGGGTGATGCCTTCACTGACTCAGCCAAACCTGCGATGGTCATGCCGTGTGAGTCTTGGCGCATGAAGTCGCGCAGTTTTTGTGATAGTTGATTCTTTGCTGTCATAGTGGTGCTTCTGGTAGTTGTGCGCGTTGCTGTTGCGCGTGGTCTTTGATTTGTTTTGGTGTCCAAGGCACTGGGCCAGTGGCTGGTGGGAATGGCCAGCTCATGCTTGCTCTCCCCTAAAAATTTTTGACTTCCATTGTGTGACCACCATGCCGTGAACACTTGCGCTTTCTGCGCGTACCCAACCGATGGAATCAACAACACCACTGCGGCGCGCCTTGAGTGCGATTGCACCCCATGCGCGTGAGTCAGGTGGTGCTGGCATGTCTTTGAATGCTGCACGCACTTGCTCAGTGGTGAAACAGTCGTGAGTCTCAGCAAACTCCACGAAGTTGCCGTAGGCAATCATTTGCCATGTAAGGCCAGCATTCTGTGCGGCTTGCTCTGCGCGAAAGTGTCCGATTGCTTGGCCGTTCATTTTGCAGCCTCCTTGCAGTCCACCTCTGGTTTGTACGCTGGCCAGTTGCCAGCCTTTACCATGTCGCAGTAGTGCTGCTCTTCGCGCAGTTGCTCTTCGTAGTCAATCGTGCCAGCGATGCCGAGCATGGCCAAGACGATTGCGATGACGTAGGTTGTTTTCATTTTGCTCTCTCCAGTTGTTTGGTTGAAAAATCAGCGAGTGACATCACGGTCTTGCCGCCAGTCTTGCCACCCTTGTAAACCAGCCGTGCCACTTCTTTGTCACCAACGACTGCTGGTGCTGGTGGCTTCAATCCCTTCATGCGGTACATGTCGTCAGATGACCTGTCGCCAGACAGCATGCGCGGGTACTCGAATCGCTCTTGCCGTGTGTAGGCTTTGTGAGACTCGCAGAAGCGGTGTTGCAGGTAACTCAACTCCTCGTAGGTGCTGCGGCAAATCTTTGACCAGCCACCAAGGTCTTCAACCACTGCGTGAATTGCTGGGTCATCGAACACGATGTCGCTGTACGCACCGATGCGCTGCATGGCATCAAGGCATTTACCCCATGCGAGCTGTGCGCGGTCTGTAGGCGTGCCTTGAAGCAGTCGGACTATGTCTGCCACCTTTGGTGGGAATTGGCCGCGCTCTGGGTCGGTTGCGTGGCGTGTGAGTGCATGGCTCACCTGCTCAAGCTCAAACCCTTTGAAGGCTTCCCACCAGATGCCCAGCGTAAAAGCTGTTGCGTCTTGGCGGTAGTAGGCCATGACATCGGTGACCACTTGAGCCAAGCGTGGTTTGTCTGCTGGTGTCATACGAACGGCTCCTCTGGTTGGCTCAAGAACTCAGCCACGGCTGCGCGGTTTCGCTCTTCAAGTGCTGCTTGCTTGTTGACAGGCTGGTAGGCTGGTTTGCGTGCGGTGTCGCGGCGAACCCAGTTTCTCCATGTGCTGAACCAATCCAGCTTGGCTGCATCTGCGCCAGCTTTGGCAATCCAGTAGTCCTTGAACTGCTCAAAGGTTTGACGTGCGTTGACCTCTGGCCTGTTGTCTGCAACCCAGTTGACCCATTCAACTGGCAGCTCAAAGTCCTCGGTCATGCGTGTTGCACGCTTGGCCTTCACCAATGGTTCTTGGTTATTGGTTATTGGTTTATGGTTATTGGTTGGCTTTCCAGTGGGTTCCGACTGGGAACCATCTGGGTTTTCGGCCTTTGTTTTCGGCCTTCCCCCGCGCTTTCCGTTGGCACGATTGCGCTCTGCGAGCTGGTGATAGTGGGCTATTTCCTTGTCGCATCGGGCGTGTCGCCACCCCTCTTCGGTCAGCTCAAACATGTCAGCCAGCACTGTGTCGATAACTTCGGAACCCACTCGTAACCGTTTGGAAACCCACTGGGTATCGGCTGGGATAGGCTGCTCGGTGTCGTAGTACATCTCGATGAGGCGGCGGTAGGCCAAGTCCTCTTCGTTGCTGAGATGCGCGGTGGCAGCTCGGTAGTCAGTGATGTGGAACGAGAAGTAGAACATCAGTCGCCACCGACTTTGATGAGATCAGAGATGCGCTTGCGGTACTTTGTCGCATGTTCCTGTGAGCATGCAACACAGTTGCCGTTCACGGTGTAGCGCAGCCGCTCGCCGCACTTCTTGCATGGGTTGCCTTTATATCGGCGCTCCCCCAAGCGTGCAGCTTGCATTCGTTTTTCATCCATTTGACTCTCCTTGTAGTGTGAATGTGCAGTGAGTGTAACACACTACAAAGAGCGTCTGCAAACTATTTGTGATCGTCTGCTTTGCGGTTAATTTCCTCGATGGCTCGGCGGCAGTAGATGGCCGCATCGAGCAGCTCTTCGTACTGGTGCTGTAGCCATGCACGCAGCTCCAATGGGTTGTTGGCCACCTGCATGCCGTACTTGTTCAAGCCAAATGCTTGGCGGCGTGTGATGTCTTCACAGACGCGCTTTTCGGTTCCTAGTGCCATGCTTTTCTCCAGATGGTGGGGTACTCACCGAACTGTAGCTCTATCGGTTGATAGGTGGGCAGGATTGCCCTAGCTTTCCCCCGAAATGGGTGAGGTACTCGCTGCACCTGATGGGGCTTCGCCGCATGAACTGAATCACTTGGCTGGGCGTTATCCACCAGCATCTGCTTTCCCTCAAAAAATTACTGTGGCTTTGGCAGGTCTGCCTCTTTGACAAACACGCCGTCAATCATTCGACCCTTGCGATCTTTGATCTCGTCCCACGCTGCATCGATGCACTCTTCAATGGTCACGCCATGCTGCGCGGCCAAGATGGTCAGCACCACGACAGCGTCACCGATGCCGTCCATGATTGCGCCTTTGTTTTTACGCATGATGCCAGCAGCCAACTCGCCAGTTTCTTCGACTAGCTTGACGAATTGCTTCTCAGGCGTGCTGCCCTCGACCAGATTGCGAGCCTCGGCCCAGCCGCGAATGTTGCGAAAGTGTTCCATGTTTAAGTCCTAGAAGGGGATGTCATCGTCCATGTCTTCAAAGCCGCCTTTTGCTGGCGTTGAAGCAGGAGCCTGTGATTGTGCTGGCGCTGCCTGACGTGGTGCTGGCGCTGCGTTGCTGTCGTTCTTTGGTGGCAAGTCGAGGTTGTCCACCTTGATCTTGAGCTTTGTGCGAGGCGTGCCGTCTTTGGCTTTGTACTCTTCCATGCTGAGTGGGCCTTGCACGGTGACGCGCATGCCCTTGGCCAAGTAAGGCTGTACGGCTTCGGCACGCTTGCCCCACATAGTGCAGTCGACCCACATTGTGTTGGGCTTGTCGCGTGTGCCAGTCTGCACGCCGATTGCAAAGTTCAGGATGGCATCGCCATTGTGGTGGCGCATCTCAGGGTCGCGCCCAAGGTTGCCAGTTAAAACGCCGAGGTTCATAGTTGCTCCAGTTGAGTGATTGTGATTTGCACCGCGCCGTCTTTGACGACATCGCGCCGTGCGATTGAGATGAAGTCAAACTGCGAGTCATCTTCGATTGCATGAGCAAACGTCAACGAATCGAGCAAAGCCTTCAGGATGTTGTCAAGGTCGCGCCGCCGCCTGTCTGGTGGGTAGGCTGCAATCTTGATGGCCAAGCGCCCAATCATTGGCTCCGCACCAGTGAGCTGCTGCTGCACCGCCAGACGGTACAAGCGGCCACGCTCGCTGATGATGGTGCGCCCTTTGATGTTGCGCCAGTATGTGTTGACCGTTGGTGGCCAAGGCAGCGTGTGCTGAATCATGCCTCGCGGCCAAAGATCAAGTCGTGTGCGCTGATCTCGATGCCACGCGCCCATGCCAGCTCAAGCAGCTTGCGTTGCACAGGCGTTGGCACAGTGCCTGACTTGCGCCAGCGTGAGATGGCCGCAGGGTCGCGGTCTATTGCGCGAGCGAGCTTTCGCACGCCGCCAAACGAGTGAATCACTAAGTCGACTGGTGTGAGGTTTTGAGTGGTCATACCGCGATGATGACACAAAATCAACGCGCATTCACAACTGATTTTGAAAACAAAGGTTTAATCTACAAATTTATTTTTAAGGGAACGTAAAAATACAGCAAATGATGATCTAGAATCAACACATCAACAAAACGGAGAGAGCAAATGACGACAGCAACTTTCACATTCGATGGCATCCAAGGTCGCGTCACTCAAGACGGCTTCATGCAGTGGGCAACCCTGTCATGCTGGTTGGACAGCCTCAAGGACAGCCCACTCAAGTCGGCCGCACAGGCTGCGATGGCCAAGCAGCAGCAAGGCATCACTGAGTGGATTCAAGAGCGCATCAACATGTACGCACCTGAGAGCTTCAAGTTCGAGTCACAGGCTCGCGCTCACAAGTATCTGCATGTCCACTGGCAGCAGATGATGGCCGACTGGGATGCTTACCTGCGCGGGAACATTCAAAAGAAGGAGCTGCACTCAGACCTCGTCAACAAGATGAACGACTGGGTCATGCCATCGTGGGGCCACAGCCGTGGTTAAGCACACATGCGAAGAGTTGGGGGTCTGCCAGTCACGCAAATGCCCCAACTGCCCAGACAACACATACGTCAGTTGGCAATGCTCGAAGTGCAAACAGGTGTTTGGCTTTTTGAAATACGCCAAAAAAGATCACAAATGCAGTTGACGCAACATCAACAAAGCATGCTAGAATCGATACATACTTCAACAAGGAGAAGCAAATGGGAATGAGTTTAGACATCCACAAAGTGAAGAGCATTGAGTTTGATAAGGTGTATGACCGTGGCCACTATTCAAGCCGCACCATCACCATCACCACAGAATCTGGCGAGCAATTCGAGTTGAACTTGTACGCAGATAGTGAGTCGCCAGAGTCGGCCGATTCACTCAAATTGAAAATTTAACCAAGGAGAGAGCAATGACAGTAGAGATCATCCAGATCACCAGCGAGGCCCAATGGTTGGGCGAGCGCAAGAAAGACATCACCAGCACAGAGGTTTCAGCCCTGTACGGCCTGTCACCATACAAGACCGAGTTCGAGCTGTTCCACGAAAAGCGTGACGGCGTGTCGGTCAAGTTCGAGGCCAACGAGCGCATGAAATGGGGCAACCGCCTTGAGTCTGCAATCGCCCACGGCGCGGCCGAAGAGATGGGCTGGAGCATTGCGCCGCTCAAGGTGTACATGCGTGACCCAGACCTGCGTATGGGGTCGAGCTTTGACTTCGAGATTCTCGACAGCGCCAAAGGCAAAGGCATCTTGGAGGTCAAGAACGTGGACGGCTTGCAGTACGCACGCAACTGGCTCGATGACGGCGCTGGCAACATCGAAGCGCCCGAACACATCGAGCTGCAAATCCAACACCAGATGGAGCTGACAGGCTATGAGTGGACGGCTCTGTGTCTGCTGGTTGGCGGCAACACTTTGAAGATTGTGCTGCGTAGCCGTGACCACAAAATTGGCGCAGACATTCGCGCCAAGATCAAGGCGTTCTGGGCAATGGTTGAGGCCAACGCCGCACCCAATCCAGACTATTCGGCTGACGCTGAGTTCATCATCAAGCAGTTGCGCGGCGACTCCATCGATGGCTTGGTGGCCGAGTCAACGCCAGAGCTGGACATGCTCATCGAGCGATACCACTACCTTGGCCAATCCATCAAAGAGCAGACCGAGATTCGCGAAGCCACCAAGGCCGAGATTCTCATGGCCATCGGCAGCGCCAGCAAAGTGGTCAGCCAGCTTGGCACGATTTCCTGCGGTACAACAAAAGACAGTTTGGGTACGCAGATCACCGCCGACATGGTCGGTACTTACTACGGCGCTCGCAAGGGTTTCCGCAACTTCCGCTTCACAGCAAAAAAGGAGAAATGAAAATGGCAGCAGATCAACGCATCTACAAAGTGACAGGCAACAACAACGTGTACCTCGTCCAAGCATCCAGCCAAGCGCAAGCCCTGCGTCACATCGCTGGCAAGCAGTACACCATCGAGGTCGCAAAGGCTGTCGATGTGGCCATGCTCATGAGCAAACACGGAGCTGTTGTTGAGGTATCATCAACAATCGCAGAACAAACTGATTTGATTGAAGGTGCGGCGGCATGAGTTACTTCAAAGAGTTCAAATGCCAAAGCACGGTCATTCTTGCGTTGCCCACCAGCGCATCAGACAAAGACCGCATGGAGCTGCTGAGTCGAATCAACAGCGCGGTGCGTGAAGCCTTTGTTGACCTGCGAAAAGAAGACGTGAATTTTTTACCACTTGAAGTCACAACCACATTGGAGAGCATGGAATGAGTACAGAACTGACCCCTATGGAAGCGATGCGCGGCACGCTTGTGAAGATGCAACCAGAGTTCGCATCTGCATTACCACCACAAATCCCAGTCGAGAAGTTCATTCGCACCACACTGACAGCGGTGCAGATGAACCCAGAGCTTTTGAGCGCTGACCGCCGCAGCCTGTTGGGCGCGTGCATGAAGGCCGCACAAGACGGCTTGCTGCTTGATGGCCGCGAAGCTGCGCCTGTCATCTTCAACACCAAGGACGGCAAGAAGGTGCAGTACATGCCAATGGTTGGCGGCATCTTGAAAAAGATTCGCAACTCAGGCGAGCTGGCCAGCATCAGCGCCAACGTGGTGTACGACAAAGACTTCTTCGAGTATGAGCTGGGCGATGATGAGCGCATCGTTCACAAGCCATTCTTGGGCGCAGACCGTGGCCAGCAGCTCGCCGTGTACGCCGTGGCAAAGACCAAGGACGGCGCGATCTACCGCGAGGTCATGAGCGTGGCCGATGTCGAGAAGGTGCGTGCAGCCAGCCGCGCTGGCAAGTTTGGCCCTTGGGCTGACTGGTGGGATGAGATGGCCAAGAAGACGGTCATTCGCCGCATGGCCAAGCGTCTGCCATCCAGCGCCGATGTCGACCAAGTGTTCGAGTCGGACAACGAGGCATCAGGATTCGATCAGATCGAGCGCAGAGCGCCTGTAAACATCACGCCTGAACCAGAGGCCCAAGCTGCGCCTTTGAGCCGCCTGAAGCGTTCTATGGGAACCGTGGACGCAGACACTGGCGAAGTGCTGCAACCAGAGGAGGCACAAGATGCCCAAGCTGCTCAAGCCTAAAGACCTGTGCGAGCGTTGGGGGGTGTCCGACAGCACCATACGCAAGTGGCGTGTGGCCAATGTCGGCCCCGACTACATCAAGCTGGGTGAGAACCGCAACTCCGAGGTGCGCTACCGCATCGAGGACGTTGAGGCTTTTGAAAAATCAAATCGATTTGTGACTGACAAGGGGTAATCATGCGAATCACAAAATGGGACAAGCAATCAATCGTCACGGCAATCATGTCAGATGTGCCAAAGCCAGACAAAGCAAAGCGCAGGACTGAGCTGCAAGAAGCTGTAGTGAAACTCATGTCGCCAGCACTTCGCAAAATCTACAAAGCCACTCCAAAGGCATTGGCCGAATATCATGTTGGCGACTTGATTAGCGATAACGGTTATTACCACGACAACCGCAGAATCATTTGCGCCGATGTGACAGAGAAGCAAATCAAAGAACTTGTCAAAAAGTACGAGCAAGAAGATCAAGCGATCAGCGATGCAAAGCGAAAGCTCAAAGGCGTGATCGATGCTTGCACATCTTTGAAACAGCTCAACGATAGACTGCCAGAGTTCAAAAAGTATTTCCCGACAGAAGACAAACCATCTGCAAACCTGCCAGCAATCGCAAACATGTCGGCAGAACTTAGCAAGCTCGGTTGGCCAAAAGGGGCTGCAAAATGAAAAAACTATTCTTCATCATGGCCGCTCTGGTGCTGGCTGGCTGCTCAAGCCAACCAAAACTGACTGAGCAGGAGCTGGTGCTGGACAACAAGGTGCAGCCTATGTCACGCAACGAGATCATTGTTGCCGTGCGCGAGTGTGAAACAAACGGCCTGAGAGCCGTCATGCTCTACGCAAAGCGCAAGATCAATGGGTACACCACAGAGATCGTGGCCGAGGTCACCTGCGCCCCTAAGTGGTAAAAGAAAAGCCCCAGCTTTTTACGGCTGGGGCTTTCACAACCTACATGGAGAGAGCAACTGCATGTAAGAACCGATGCCAGTATATCAGGCAAATGGGCGAGTGCCTTGCTTGTCGATGATGAGCTTCGACTTGTTGGGTTTGTCGCCCTCGTTTGTCACAATAGCCACATGCGTCCAGCCGCCGCCATTTACTGGGTCTGAGAACTCGCGAATGACTTGCTGATATGGCAGGTCGCTGGCAATGATTGCTCGCACCACTTGGTCTGGTGTCATGCTTGGCACACGGATGTCAGCGGCACAACCACGGCGATGGTCGCTTTTATTGCTTGAGCCAACGGCATTGTTTACAGCTTCAGAGCGGAATGCGCTGTTGACAATAATCGGCTTTCCACCAAGCAATGTTTTCACATCTTCCAAAAACTTTGCCAAGCGTGGCAGGTTTTCGTAAGCATTGACCAATACCTCTTTGCCATCAATGATGCACTTTTCATGAGTGGTTGGCGTGTTGTCCAACGTGCGGTGGTCGGTGTGTGTCAGCTCTTCAAGGCTGAAGTGTTCGGTGAGTTGAGTCATTTAATTTCCCTCAGTTTGTTGTAAAAATCGATGCAGGTGTTTAGTTCGATGATGGCTTGGTCGCCTTCTGCGGTGATGGCGATAAGGTCGTCAGCAACCTTTGGGTCAAGTTCGGCTCGCGCTTCTGAATCCCCTGCGGCAGTGGAGGCAGAGCAACTGGCACGGACTGACAGCCTGACAGCGCCAGCAGCGACATCAGCGCGAAGCTGGTCAACTTTGATTTGAGCATCTCGTTTTTCCTTTTCAAGTTTTGCAGTGGTGGCAGCAGCCTCGTCACGCATCGATGACTCAATGCGCTCGACCTCTGCCTTGATTGCCTTACGCTCATCGTACTTGCCAGCAAAGAATGCAATCAGCAAGCAGCCAATGAAGATGCCTAGATTACGCAGCATCGTCTTCAGCCTTTGGAGCTTCTTGCTCGTCAGTCAATTTCTTGTAGACGTAGTTCACGCCAGCGTTCACAAACGTCATACCAGCCACACCACCAAGCACACCACCAGACAGCAGCATGGCATCGTTCACCTGCTTGGCAAAGATGGCATCGATTGGGGCCATACGCAGCATTGGCTGAATTGTGAAGATCAACGATGTGATGGCGATCAACACAGTGGACGCGAACACAAACGCAATGGTCAAAATCACAACAGCCCACACGCGCACTTGGATTTGTTCAACGGTCATACGCTCTTCAGGAATGAAAGGCTGGCCATCAATGCCAAGCATGATGCACATGATCTTTTTGAATTTTTCAGCGAATGTCATTTGTCGTCCTTTAAGAGCATTTCAGGTGGAAGTAGTTTGTCTGGGCATGTGCCTTCGACTGTGCAAATTGGTGGCTTGCATTCTGTGTTTTCCCAGTTGCGTGGGTTCTGGCATGGGTAGCGATAACGGTCTT